TTTCCTGAGCAGTATCAAATTGGCTTTTTGGAAGATCTTTAGGAACAACTTTTTGTTCCAAAATCTGAGCCTGCTGAGAAGGAGAAAATTCCTTAAATTTTGAATATGTTTTCTGTGCTGCTTTTCCTAATCCCCTAAAAATTAAATCTAAAGTTGCAAATTCACCCCCAGTAATTGGTATTTGGGACAAATCTGCCTCTTTTCCCGAAGCTACATTAACGCCTTGTTTGCCAGTTTCATAAACCGCCCCTGTACCAAAAGCTTGCATAAGATTTTGTAGGGGTTGCAAAATTTTAGGAGCATTCTTAAAAGCTGCTTTTACAGGAATAGAGGCTACTTTAGCTGCCCCTGCAATAGGCAAAACATTACCTACTACATTTCCTAAAAACGATCCATAAGGGTTATCACTTTCTTCAGGCTCAAATCCTAGAATATTTTCTGTGGCCCCAAAACTTAGAGATGATCCAAGAGATTTTGACAAACCTTTTGAAAAATCAAATCTCTGTTCCTTGTCTAAATTTTTAGCATATTGAATTTTTTCAGACTGCGACATCTTATTGTATTCATCTTTTGAAACTTCTCTTACTTCAAAAGGATTTTTATAAGAAGGCGTAGGCGTGTTTTTTTCTTTGGGTATGGCAGTTAAATCATATTTATCGAAGTCAAAACCACTTTTATCTCCTTCTTCTTCATCTACCAAAGGAGAAGCATAATCTGAGAAATCATAAGCTGAAAAATCGAAACCATTCATTTTTATTCTTCCTCAGAGGCTAGTCTCCCGCCTCCCTTTAAAGCATCTTGAACTTTATAGGCTGGAATAGGAATTTTTTTTCCATTAGCAGGATTTATAATAAGTACTTCTTTAGTAAGTTCATCAAATCTTTTTTCTACTTGATTAGCAAAACCTAATGGACGATAGCCCCCGTTAGCCATTTTAATTTCATCGGCTATCCGCCCTCTCAAGAGATTCATCTCTGCATATTTATTCAAAACTTTCAAAATAGCAGAGTTAGCCTCAGGAGATTTTCCTATTGAAGGAAGTTTGTCTTGTAGTAACTTTAAATCAGCATCAGATAAGCGAACACCAAATATATCTTTCCAGCCTTCCAGTAAACTTGGAATAGCTGCCTGCAATTTAGCCTGATCTTTATTTAAGAAAGCCTCTGCTACTTTATTTCCAATTTTACCTAAATCTTTTAAAATATTTGCTATAGAAGTAGGCGTTACATTCCCAGATTGAATTGCTTTTGCTACATCTTTCACTGTACTAATTTGATTTTTTGCTACCTTCAATTGCTTATTCAATTCGTCATCATAACTTTGACTTTCTTTATGAATATCTAAGTTTAATTTTCTGTTTTCTTGATTTAATTTTAGACCCTGTTCTGCATATTTTGCATATTGAGGAACAGAAGAAAGTTGAAGCAACTCTTCATCATTTGGAAAAGAAAAATTTTTATTAGCATTTAGTGCGTTAGAAGATTTTTGAGAAGATGTATTTTGCTCATTTGGAGGATTTACAGAATCATTTCCCTCTTGCGAAAAGGTGCTATTTTTTCCAGTAATTTGATTATAAGCATCTTGAGCTTGCTTATTCTTCAATATTTGCGCTTGCACGGAATCAGGAAGAAATTGAGTAGACTCATCAAGGCCTTGAGTTTTGTAAGCTTGTCCTTTTTTTCTTGCTGATTCCTGTTTCTTTTGTTCTTCTATCTGCTGTTGAATCATCTGTTGCTTATTCTGAAGTATAGCCAAGGCCCCTTGCTGCCTCTCAGGTGAGACGCGATTAAGAATCTGACTCATAGCCTGGTTTACATCTTCTTGTCGTCCTGAGGCATTTGCTTTGAGCAGAATCTCATCTATTGCAGATATATCACTTTGTCTTTGCTGTGCTTTTCCAAAAGCATTGCCCACATTTTGTGCTATCTCAAATGGACTCATGATTCAAATCCTTTTCGTGGAGTACCTGCTGTACCAAATGTATTCCCTTCATAGGGCTCTTTTTTTAAAAGATCTAATATAGAGTTTATCCCAGTTTGAAACCCTTCACTCCCTAAGTAACCAGCAGTGCCTTGTTGAAATGCTTCACCTGTTGTTATAGCATTAGGAGCACCTGCCCCTTGACCTAAAATAGAATTTAAAACATTAGATTTTCTATTCCTAGCCTCATTCTGATAATTTCCATATTGCTGATTCAACAACATATCCATGTCAACCCCAGCCCTAAGCAGTTGATCATCAAGACCTGTGCCTCTTTGCTGTCCAGTCGCTATATAACTTTGTTGTATCTGAGGAGCTATTTGGTTTTTGAAAATAGACTTTGCAGGATCAACATAAGATTTTTGAAAAGAATCATAATCTGATTTAAAAAGATCATTATACGATCCTCCACCCTTGACTGAAGCTAAAAGATCATCTATCAACTCTCTTTTAGTTGCCTGAAGTTTTGTTTCAGGATCTTTCTGCTTTCCTAAAATACTTGACCCAATCGATCCTGCGGCTGTAATTAGTGCAGCTATAATAGGAATTGGAACTGGCATAATTTATCCTTTAACTCAAGGTTGTCCATGTCACCGTATTGATTGTAGGGTGATTCGTAAGCATTTGGACTTTGTTGGTATTCAAATTTATATTTATATCACCGTTACTTAAAAAGGAATCGGTAACTAACCCATCTGTCGTTCTCTGAACAATATCGGGTTTACGATTAATCGAAATAGCAAGGTCACGATACATTTCTTGCATTAATACAAGCATACGTTCAGCATCAATATTGCTTGTATCACCCATATTGAAAATTTCTGAAATCTTAGGCACTTGTATATGCTCCTGGCTCACAATGGATACGCATACTTGTTAAACGCACCTGCAATGCAGGTGATTCCTGCTTCAAAGCAAAGGTCATGAAGTTAGCTTCATTATTGATACTCATCTCAACCCATTGGCGCCCCTTTCTATCTGAATCAGGTATAACAAGAATATTGGATTTGAAAGGGGTGCTTTCTTCGTCTTCAAACACATCGACTTCTAAAAAGCCTGCATTACAGTCCAAAAGAAACTCAACATGGGAAATGCGACATTTAAGTCCCTGAGAACGAAAAGGATTGAATGGGATTGTTTGTGCGTAAAAGCTAATAACTTTCGTTATAGAGCCTGTATCGGGTGTGTATATCCCAAAATCAGAGGAATCTTTATCTATTGTAATGCTTGTATTTGTAGCTGAGACCACGGTGTAAGGTGTAAAAGGAGCGTAAGGATTTAGAGGATCAAAGTTGTTTATCTCAGTCATCCCCTCAACATTGCTAATTGTCACTCTGTCGCCAGCTTTAAAAGCAGAATCGGCCACCGTCAATACAGCTTGAGGAGCATTTGTGATAGCACTGATAGTGGCAAAATAATCATCAAAATCTTGATTTAACTCATAAACAAATCCATCATCGTCTCCCGCAAGAGTTTTCTGAGTCTCTTTACCTATTCCTATCCGATTCCAAATCTCTTCTGTAGAATCCATAGCTATCCATGAGGGATTATTAACCTCATAGATATCATTCATCACAAAATTGATTCCATTTGTTGAATTACCAAAAACGCTAAATCTTTGATCATTAATAGCCCATGTCGTTTCTTCGTAATTGTTTACTAATACCTTATCTTGAGTAAGGCTCTCGTCTGAATTTTTATCAAGATAGGAAAAGAGAAACTGCCCTCTAATAGGATCAAAACCACCATAAGTAAGATCAAACAATTCTTGATCTATTTCATCTGCCGTAAAGAAAGGAATCTTGTTGTCTATTCTAAGAGAGACTCGATTATCCGTTCTAATGATTCCTGTACGTCCCAAAGAACGCACCTCGTCATTCCATTCCTGAAAAGAAAAAGAAGCATCTGTACCCAATACAGAGGGGATTTTTCTCCAAAAATAGGGATTAAAGGCATCTCTAGTCTTTTCTAATGTCCAATTTGATTGAGAGAAATTTGCAATGATGACATTACCAAGGACACATGCCCCATTAAGATACTCATAGGTATCAGCGGAAAGTAAACCCGCCCCAGGGACATTGAATTTGTCCCCATTGCCTAAAGTGTCGCGAATTCCCGAATAGAGTACAGCCTGAGGATAAGTTTGGCCTGCAATAGTAGGATAAAATAAATTTAACCTCTCTCCAAACCAAATGATATACCAAGCATTTGTTAACGCCCCTTCTATAGGATCAGCATAGTCAGGATTGTCCAAGGTGAAACTTTGAACATTTGTCCCATTATAACTATAAACATCTGTCATTCCCTTCCCAGTAAAGAGGAAACGGTTTGTACCGTCTTTAAAAGGATATGTTGTACCTGATACATATTCATTATTGGAGATGATATTAAAACCCCCAGCGGGAGCTGATCCTGCCATTGGAATTCGATCGAAAACATTAGTGGTATCATTGTATCTATAAAGAAATTTCTTCGTGACTACTAGAGTTTCTCTTATGTTATTCACTCCACTAGTCAATACATTTTCAAAAATACCCATGATACGGGTATTGTCCGTCACTATATTGTCAGAGACACGTCTTAGAGAGAACTGAGTAAAACCAAAACGCGATTGTAGGACCTGTCTATAAATAAAACCATTGTACATATTTTGGTATGAGTCAGCAGGTTGGAGAAAATTAACTCCCTCCTTAGAAACTCCCGTATGCGTACCTGTGATTTCGTAAACGGCCATTATCCTCCAAATACCACAAACCAACATTGTAATGGATCAGCTAAAGTTGGGTTTCCGCCAGTAGTTCTTGTTTGAAATCTAAAAGACGAAGCGCTTTTTACCGTAGCAAGAGCAGTAGCTCCACAAACGTTAAAATCTAATAAAGAATTTACATCATTAACATTACTAATCGCCCCGCCCAATATTAAATAATTTACAGAAGGTAATGCGTTAGCAAAATTAGCCCTGAATTGTCCTGTTGTCGCTAAAGGAAGTCTACTCACACTTGTTAAGTTATGAGTATAATTTAAAGTGATAGCTCCTGCTCCAGAGACAGAAAAAACACCCATTGCCCTTATACCCAACAATTGCATCACTTGAGGATTTGTGATGTCTGAGACAGTAAAAGGTTGCACGTCTTGATGTGAAGGAGATTCAGTTGTGGTTTTCGTTCTGCAATAATAAACTAAATCGATCCCAGCCTGAATTACAGGATCAGCAGGAGAAGCTGCACTTCCAACCTGAGTCATCTGAGCAAATTTATGATGTCCATCAAGATCTGCATCAGCATTCCAATAATGGTCCAGATTCATTGTAGTTTCAGTATATTCCGTATTACCAAGCATTTGGGGCGTGTTAAAACGTACTGATTTCGTCCCATCAGGGGATAAAGAAGTCCAGACCATTTTTCACTCCTTAAAAACCACTGCTTGTTTTTTTGGATTGCTTTATACGAGGTTTTTTACTGTAACCAATTTTTGATTTATTCATAGCAGCAGCAATCCCTGGGGGATTCTTTTTAATATTATTAAACTCATGTTTTTTGTCGTATTTCTCGTCTGCTTCAGTATATTTTCTCTGCGCTACCCTTTTAGCAGGTTTTTGCTTCTTCTTTGTAGGAGCCATCATTTCTTTTTTCATCGCCTAACCCTCTTAAAATCTAGGAAAAGCCCTAGAGATTTTTATTTGATTGTGTGTACGTGTAAGCAATTGCTTCCTTTCATGCATAAAATCAGCCTGAAGCTGAGTTCTACTCTCCGAAGTAAATTTGTAGTCTCTTGCGTAGTTTAATGCAGCCCCATACGCTATATAACGCATCCAATAGTCAAAAGGAATCTCAGGATTTCCCTCATCATTATCCTCTTCAAATTGAGGAAAATCTAAGTTTTTCTTATAACCATAAATTTTTACTGTATATTCAGTATTGGGAATTGTACGGAAGGTAAATTCATTAGAATAATAGAGCATTTCTGTTGGGAAACCAGGAATCAACACTTCATCATTGTTGATACCCCATTTCAAGAAAAATTCCCCAGGGTCTTGATAAACATAGAGTTGATTCCAAGAAACAGAGTTATCTATAGGATCAGTAAGCGATATCAAAGCCTCCGAACTTATATTAACAAATTCAAAAGAATTTCCTAAGTTTTCCTGAGGAAAAGTATAAACACCTGTAGTGCTTGTCTCGTCAATATTAAAAACAAGTGTCCCAAACTGCTCAAAAAGTTTTACGTCGTCAGACATTGTAAGAGAATAAAAATCATTGATGTATTGCATCAATGTTTGATCGTTACTATCAGGATCATTTTCATTGCGTCGAGCTATCGCTAACCGCATTGTCCTTAAAATGTCAGAGACGTACCGTACCATTTTATACCTACGCTATAGCTTCATCATGAATCGTTCTTAATGTGAAACGTGGTGTTGTAGAGGCAATTCTAGTTTCTCTTGAGCCATCAGCAAGATCAAACCATTTCCAAACAGGAGTGCCCTTCTTAGCTAAATAATCAACGATATAAATCGGTAAATCATAAATCTTCCCAGGGATCAATGTCTCGTGATAATGAATTTTATCATCGCTTACATGAACAGGAAGGGGGTTAGAAGGCTGATCCACTCTTCCAAATTGAACTCTCTGTTTCGGGTGCAATTCAATAGGACAAGGTTTAATAGGATAGCGACATATACGTAGCTTCTTATTCGCTGCCCTGGCAGCTTCGTTGTAAAGCCTATAATCGCGTAGTGACTCGAAAGGCATGTCCTCGATAGCTGGCTTTTCAACCGCTGCTAACGCACTTTCCATCTCTTCTTCTTTTGATTTCTTTACCATGTTTTCCTTAAGGATTAGGTACTATGTCATCAGGATTCGTATAAGTCTCAGAGTCTTGAGGATAAAAATAAAAATCCGTAGGCACTCTGTTAGCACTTCCCCCTTCAACATAAGGAGGATATGTTGTTGAGTCTATATCTTCAAAAGTGATCGGGTTTTGAAGATAAAAACTTGTATCATCTATAACAACAATTCTAAATCGTCCGTTGTTTAGCTGATCTTCCCCACGGGGAGTGGGCATCATCCCATTAAGATCTGTCAATCGAACAAATTGAAAAGAACTAAACCCATGCGCTCCATCCGTCGTTACAACGGCTGGAAGCGCATTGGTTACATTCAGTATATTTGCCCTATGAGGGATTTGTCCCATACTTATTTTCCAAATGTAAAGCTGCTTTACATTACCTTAGGTTACTAAATCACCTAGGTCGTAAACAGCTCCCCACTTATAAACTTCGATAAGGAATTCATCCCCATCAGACTGCATAACATCGGTGCCTGCTGTCAGTTGATAAGTAATAGGATTATAGACAAATGGAGTTGGAACATAAGGAGTTACCAAATAAGGGAACTGCTGAGGGTTATTCAACGAAATAACTCTCGATTCCAAATCCACTCTTCCACCAGCTACCCACGCTGTATAGCTTGTAGAATCAATTGGCTCACCTGTTGTCACATCATAAATAGAGAAAGTAGTATCAGAAAGAACAATGATCCCATAACGGTTATTGTTCAGTTGACCCATACCTCTATCAGTTACGCCAACATCGCCCAAATCAGTAATTCTCACGATTTGATTTGTTTGATAGCCATGATCTGCAACTGTTGTGATGACGCAAGGATCTGCTTGTGTCACACCTGAAATAAGTGCTCTATAAGCAGGTGCTCCGCCGGCTGTATTAGCTACTGTAAAGCCGTTAGTTGTTGCATCTTTAAAGTTAAAAGAAGCTCCAGCGGAGGAATCAATTACAGTCTGCTGGAAGGCATGAGCTGTAGTTGTTTGATCTCTAAACCATACCGAAACAGGATCGCCACCAGCAGTAGCAGTCCATTTAGTAAGGTTGTTGAAAACCACTTTGTCAGGTGGGAAATTAAATGCGAAGGTATGAGCCGTCCCAGCAGAAATGAATCTGTAGGCTTCGGTCATAGTTTGTCCCCAATGTAAGTCAGACATGATTTACTCCTTAAGCTGCTGCTTTGGTTGAAAGTAAGGTTACGATATGGGAATCATCCAAGATGGCTGAGTTAAACCATGCTGTGAAACCCATTGATTGGAAACGATTTAGATAATCATTGAAACCAAGTGGTTTTAGGATCATCTCAGTCGAAACCTCGTCTATGCCTACATAACCATAAGCATTAGCACCAACAAATGTGTTGTTATACACAGGCGGGTTAGCATTGGAGAATTTAACAAGAGTAGAAGTAACCCATCTTGCTTCATCAGTTGCTCCATACTCTGCTTGCAACACAGGCTCTTGTGAACCATATTGAGAAGTAGGTACAAAGGAGTCTAAGGAGCGAATATCTGGTTTCAAATTTACGTGTGCTGTAACCCAAAAACCAGCTTCTACAGGGCCCGTACCAAAACGTGAGGTACCTTCGATAGTAGGAGTCATCTTCTCAGTATCACCGTCATCTAAGTACTGAATAGCACGGTTTACGTCGATTTGGGTAAGCTCTGTTATAGCATTACCATTAACCCCGTTTAGACAAGAAATTTGTGGTACGGAAGAGTCCCATACATCACGTGTTACCTTATCTAGCATAGTGTGCATGCACTGTGAAAGGTTATCAGCAGTTTCAGAGGCAGTATCGTCCTCTACAACTAAGATAACTTTTCTTGATAACAACACAACTTTACCAAATTCTTGTACAGTTACGTTGATATCAAATTTTAGTACTTGCTCAGGAGCAGGATCGGCATCTTGAGGAATAACGACTGGATCGGAATTCAAGTTCTCTTGTCTTCTGAAAGCGATCGTATCGGTATTTTTCTGGGGCAAACTAAACGCTCTACCAAAAAGGTTGTGAACGTTTCTTGGCTTTGACCTTTGAAGAAGCGCACGGTGTGCCCATCTATCGGCCATTGAGCCATATTGGTTGGTTGTTGTGACTGATCCAGCCATTATTTCCTATCCTTCGACCTATCCCGTACGTCTACGCTTTTGCATATTTCTCCACTCCGTAAACTCCTTATCCGACATTGTCATTACGTCAACAGCTTGATTAATAGCCGCCGCTTTTGGCACACCTGAAGGACTCCCAGGAGTTTCCTTTTTAGCTGCTGAAGCTGTTGGCTTTAATTGAGCTTGTTGCTTTGGTGTCAATGCTTCCATAAGGATATAGGCCTCTTCCCAACGATTTGGAGCTGTTGCTATAGCATCACGTAAGTTAGGTCTTTGTTTTAAAAAGTTTTCTAAATTTTCTCTAGCATAAGAGAATTTTTCTTGGTTTTGTCTAACCCACAAAGTTTCTTGCACTTCACGAAGAATTTCTTCTTTAGTCTGAGACAAACGCGTATCAACATCTTTTCTAGTAGCCGATTCATATTGAGTTTCATCATCTTTAGGCTCAGGGTTAGCAATTCTTTGTTGCTGTTCCCTTAAAACTCTGTTTTCTGCCTCAAAACGAATCTTCTCATGCTCGACTTCTTGACGCTTTTTACGTTCTTTTTGCAAAGCTGAAAGAGGAACCCTAGTTTCTTCTTTAGCTTCTGCCTCAGGAGCTTCTTGCGGAAGATTGTCTTCATATATATCTTCTTGCAAAGCTTCCTTCATTGTCTCATCTAACTCAGGCTTCACGGTTTCCTGTTCAGTCATATTTCCCCGTCTAAACGTGAGATTCTCCTCACGAAAGTTATGCCGTTTTCGGCATTGCACCCTTTGCTTGAAGGTAGGCGACACCTTGCTTATTAAATTCTACTTTGAGTTTCTCACCTTTTTTCTTGGGAGAAACCATCCATAAAAGCTCGCTAAATCCCCTCTTATTACATACAAAATACACAAGCGTATTCGACATAAAAGGAGGCAATCGTTTCGTTATCTTTGGTGCATCTATCTCGAAAACCGAAGGATCGTGCTTATTAAACTTAGCGTGAAATGTTAAGAAATAACTCCCTTCAATTCTTTGGTTTTCACTAATAGCTTTTTCAACCCAAGAATCTATAGATTTTTTTAACGACTGTTTCTCGTCGACAAATTGCTTGGGAAGCATCAGTCCGCTAGTAGGACATTGCATCAAATCCATGTTACATTCCGCTTAGCCCGCGTAAACTATCTTGTTTCTTTTGAGCTTGCTGTAGCAGTTTGTTAGCTTTGCGTTGATCGGCATTCATTCCAGGGCCGCATTCAGCACTTGTTCTTGATGGTTGCTTCATGGGATTATCTTTTGTTGAGCACATACCTTTGGCGTTATCCATGAACTTCCCGCCACCGCTCATTTTATCCTTGTAGGCCATTTAGCCCTCCTTGTGGTTATTGAAATTGTTGCATCTCTTGAATGCCTTTTTGCTCTGAGCTACCAAATGTCTCTGCATTGATAGAATGAGCTTGATTACTTACTTGTTGCTTTTGAATCTCTCTGCCTTGAGCTTCTTGAGCCTCTAATTGATTCACAAACTCAAGTACCTTAAGAATGCGGTCATCACGCATTGTGGCAATTTCAGTAATTGTTTTAGCTCTATCAAGGGCTGCTTGTGCAATATTCTGCTGAGCTTCGGACTCCCTTTCGTCTTTAAGAGCAAGGTTAGAGATGACTCTAGATTTTCTTTCTTGAGCTAAACCAAGATTTGCTTCTTTCTTAGCATCAAGATCTTCTATCTCTTTGGCTTGAAGCTGTTCCATCTGCTTAATTTGCTGCGCTTTCTGTTTGTCTTGTTCTTCAATAGATTTCTCAAGGTCGCTTAGTCCCGCCATCTGAAGAGCACGGACAATTTCAGCTTGAGGAACATCAACAATCCCATCACGTTTAAGATTAACCAGTTCATAATAGTACGCATCTTGTTGAGAACGTGAACGCACGCCTTCTTTGATAACAGCGTCATATTGTTCAAACTGCTTTTCATAGAATTGCTGTGTTGGATCTTCATTAAGAATGCGTTTAACTTTTCCAGGAGAATAATGATTCTGGATAGTCTGTAAAACCAACCCACCCAATACCTGCTGGGCATTTTCAACGTTGTCAAATACTTTTCTATTAGATACCAAGTTTTGAGCTATCTGCACCTGAGCTAAACGGCCAGAAACAAGAGTGTTTCTCTTTTCATCCATGCCCAAAGAAGCTTCGGTGACGTTACCAAGTGTAAGCGATAACTTATCAAGTATGCCTTGATACTCCATTAGAGCAGGGTTAGCTCCTCCTCCATTCAATTGCTGAACAGAATCTAAACCAGCAGGAGCATGCTCAGGATCTACCCCGATAAGTCGATTTTGACCCGATTGCTGCATATCTGAGGGATCTGGAACAGCACCTATAAGATACTTGAAGCCCGTGGAGATGGTAGAGTCCATCATGTCTACAATCTTCATGTGGCGCTTATTGAATTGCCTTTGATTCGAGTATTGGCAAGAGGCCATGCCCTGAATACGCTGCGAAGGCATCCAAAGTGATGGCTCCATGTAACATACAATAGGGACAAAAGGAAAAGTATCGGTAATTCCAGTCTTGTCATTACCGCAATACATTAACTCCCCGTTGAGCATAATGTTTAGCTCAACAAAACCCCTATCATGGGATTGAATATCTACCTTGGGAACGTCCTCAGGGTCAATATCATAAAGATCGGCGTTGCGTCGAAGATCAACAAGACGGGCCAACCCCATCTTTAACTTTTGCTTCTCCTCGCTATCCATATCAGTAATGTCACGGAAAAACCCGTTGTTATTATCAACAAGAAAATCACGTTTTTTACTTACTCTCTTATAGTACTGATCATACGCCAAGATATTTCGATTCCGCGAGAAAGTACTAAATTGAGGGTGATAAGTCAAAAATTTATCATCTCTAAAACCAAATTGAATATTGTCAATTTCCTTGGGGTCGATAAATGGCAAGAGTTGCTTTGCATATTCTTTGTCAACGAGGTCACGAGTTATGCCATAGCCACAGTCTCTTAGGTTTATCTGCTCAAAAGTAGGATCAAGATAGAAAGAATTAAAAGTACGTTTGAAAAATTGAATATCCCCATTAACAAAATCCCTTGAGTAATCCATGCGGATACCTACAAGGGAAATGCCCGATTTCATGCCCTCATCACAAGCGTCTAGGAATGTAGGATAACCATACCCTTTGTCCCATACGTAGTAGCCTAACTTAGTAAACTGATCTGCCGTTTTTTGGTCGCTACCTTCTACAGGGGCATAGATAATTGAGTTTATATTGTCTCTAAGATAGCCCGAAAAGAATTGCAGAGGGCGACGCATGATATTTAATTCAAGCGGCTCACGTCCTTCTTTAATAAGATCTGTACGCTCTCCAACGGACCAGGTGTAGCCCGAAGCTGCTAACGTATAAACTTCAGCATCTTTAATGAAAGGTGCCCAATAATCATGAGCATACCTATATTTTTCTAGAAATTCAGTGCGTATTTCGTGACTCAAGTTCTAGCCTAAATTTGAATTGATAATTAAAGAATTATCACTTTAAAACTTTAAAGTATATCAAATTCAAATTTGCTTTCTTCGAGAATCTACTACTTGTCTATGCTTGTCTAATGATCCACCAAGATTAGATACTGTTTCTAAGTGTGTGACTGCTTGGCATGTATATCGAAAAGCATCTGCATAATTGGAATGAACGTCATGATATGGCTCATCAAGGTATCTCCCCGTAGGCTCGTTCCACTTCTTTCGATACTTATTAAGATGATCTAGCAGCGGCTTGCATTTTGCTATATTAAATACGCATCTATCGAACTTGATCTTCGCGTGTGATATGCCTAAATTAAGATCTGTCCTCTTGAGGACAATGAACTTTGTAGACGTGTGCGCAAAGAGTTTTCTAAATTCTCGTTCAAATGTATTTTCGACGACAATTCCGTCTCTATGAGAGGCATCATGAGGCAAGAATATTGTATTGTATAAATATTTCTTATCTTGGAGAAGAAATTTCGCGTAAAAATCGACACCTTTATTCTTGTCTTCGTAGTAGTCGATAATCCTAATTTCTCCATGAACCACCTGAAAAAAAATCATTACTGTTAAGTCGTTTACCCCGATATCCATCGCCACGTATACAGGAGCAAGCGCATCATAAAGGCTTGTTGATAGGCATCTGTTATTCTCATAAGCCTTAGATATATATTCTGAATAGTAATATGCGTCCGAAGAAGAAAGAAAGGCCTCTGGGATAGTCGAGGGAAATTCCTGCTTGATCTTATCTCCTAGAAGACTCTTTTGGTGCGCGTACCAGAATCTTTGTAGCTGAGATAACTTAACGTTTGCTTCTTTCTCGATATTGTCAAAGTAGTCTGTAAGGGCTATGTCATAGGATACTTTTTGATTCAGGATATAACTAGGCTCCAGATACCAAGGGTAGAAGAATAGATGATAATCTAGCGGGGATAGGTCTTTATTTCCCCTTGTGGCTGCCTCTGTAACCATTTGTGCATAGAACCCCTCGTTACCCTCTCCCGTACTTTCTATGATAGCCACGCCGCTCTGTGATAGCGTGTTAAGCGTTCCCGTGACTATCTCTTCTGCTTTCTGTGGACTTCTTGCACAAGTTTTACCGAACTCACTAACAAGTACAAGCTGATAAGCACCCCCGCGTAGAGTAGTATCAACACGCAGGAAAGAACCATTGTTAAAACTGATTTCACGAGCCGAACGATTGTTAATCCCAAGGGGGCGAATTTCTTTCGGCATGTAGTCCAGGGCATGGCCGATAATCCTTTTGAAGATGTGTTGTGAATGCTCCATGGAGTAGCTAACGATTCCACATGCCATATTGAAATTGAATAGGGCTTCATCAAGTAGGTATAGAACGGAAAAAGTGCTCATACCTAATTGGCGAGCCTTTAATATAAGATTTCGCTTGTGAATAGACTTGAATACGTCTAACTGTACGTGATTCATTTTGAAGGGAATATTATTTCCGTCTCTATCTACGATATGATAGAGATTGTCCATTCTGTAGAGTTTGTCGTGGAGGCGGTCTAGATCAATCTGGGACATTTATTTGAGAATCTTTTTCTAGAGATATGACTGCGCGCTGTGCTGGAATTAGTTCGTTGACTGGCTCGGCTTTTGCTTCCACTTGCTTGAGTCTTACCTTTCCTAGATATGCTAGAGCGTGCCAATTGCCATTCATTGCAGCATTATATTGACCCTTTAGAATCTGCCCTTCGCCTCTCCTGTATCTAGTTGCAGCAAAAGCAGCAAAATTCATTCCTTTTTCTTCTTTTACTCTTCTATATAATGTATCAGCGTGAACGCCAAATTCTGCTGCGACCTGTTCGCCGCTGCAATTTGCTAACAGAAGTTCATCGACTATATTCCAGTCTATTTGAACATGCTTTGTCATATCAGTTAGTGAGCAGCTTAATTTTTATTGATACAGTTTCAGCTTCACCGTTGAAGCTTTCTTTTGTTGATTTTACGCAGGTTTCGATAGTCGGGTCGCTTTCTGCTATGGTGAATGTTTCATAGACAAGATATTTTTTAGAGATTTTGGCTTCTTCATTTTTTAGTGTGACGGTGACTTCTGCTACCATGTTATCTCCTGATAAGTTTCAATTTTTAATTGAGTTTGTGTTGTTTGTCAAGTGTGTAAGGATTTCTTTTTATTTATTTTTGCTTGCATTAATATCATGTAATAATGTAATATGATTGCATAACCGCACGATGAGATTAAACCGTATATCATGACTCGTACCAAGGATTTGAACGACCTTCTTCCTGCTCCTGGTTGGAAATGGGCTTAATAGATCGAAACGGCTTAGGCCGTCTTAGCGTTATGCGCTAACTGAAGAGATCAACAAAAAAGGACTAACATGAAACGGCCCAAGAAAAAGAAAGCATCTGGATTCTCTTACAATTTTAATGGGGTGATGGAAAACGAAATAAAACTTTATTTTCACTGTAAAAAATGTTGTGAAGAAAATAAAGAACGCTTCCAGAATATGAGGGAATATTCTTCTATTGAATGTGGCTGGACTGAGGCGGGTTTTCAAGTATGGTGTAAGAGACATAATTGTAATGTAGTGAATGTTGGTTTTAAGGGTCAAAAAGTTGAATTAAAGGGCTAAAATGGATAGAGTTTCAAGTTTTCATATACCGAAGGATTTTCCTCCTTTTCATCAAGTGGTTGATTCCTCCTATAAAGAAGAAAAAGCAAGATACATAGCTAATTTCGTACAATCACAGGGTTTTCATGGTGAAGAAATGCTTATGGACCTTGACTCTTGTATTGTGGATACTTCGATAGCTTTTGCTGTGAATATTATCACCTTTTACGAACGAGATAGCTCTTGGGACAATGATGGATCATTGAATGATGAAGAATATGAGCTTTTTCTCGAAGGATTGGCTATCAAGGATTTTTCACAGTTAGTAAAGGTCGAACAGGGTGAAGATGGTGAATGGAGAGGGATAGAATGAAGAATAAGAAGTTACTCAAACCTGAAACTATCTGTGTTGTTCTAGAAAAAGATCAGGTGCATAGGCTTGAAACGTTGGCTTACAAAATGAGTGTAGCTGAGCATAGAAGGGTAGGGATAAGTGAATTGACTAGGATAGCGTTGGATAAGATTTATCCTGAAACAGGTGTTGGACATGACGCGAGTTTGTAACGCTATTGAAATACTTAGGATAAGAGCCGAAAAAAATTCTAAACTTCGACAAGAATATATCAAGGAAAGGCGTAAGCTTTTTTATTTCTTGAGTAAAAAAAAGTTCAGGAATAAACTCTTTGCCCATGTATGTACAATTAGATCTATTTGAAGATAGTGAGACTACTCTTTTGAGGTTTGAGGTGGCTGAGTTGAAGAAGGCACAGTCATCTTTACGTCGTGGGCTGTTTGGAAGATATGACAAGCTTCAGTTAAAGATGGATAATTTGACACTTGAGTGTGATAGGTTACGGGCCATTCTTCAGCAAAGGGGGATGCTTCAAGATAGCAGTGGATTGGACAAAGTGATGAATGATTGTGTTTTGTCATTTTAGATGAGGCGGTTTAGGGTGACCGCCAACCGTTAAGTTAGGCTACTACATCACAATGTAGTGCATGAATGCAAAGAGAAGCGACTGTTACTGGGAAGAGGATGCCTACTGTGTTAGGTGTCATATCTACGCTGTTTGAAGAAGCATTGCGCAACTTCAACACATCACCTGCATTGACATGGATTTGTACTTCACCGCTGATATGCAAAGTGTCATCCCCGGGGGCTTGTGTATATCCTGACAATGTTGATCCAGGAACGAGCACATTTTGCTTCCATAGACCAAAACTAAATGAAGGAACTGGAACGGGAATAGGCTGGGAAACTTTTGCTTCTGCGCCATAGTTAATATAGTAAATTCCTGATTTTAGGAATTTCACTGATCCGTCAATGCTCATCATTGAAAGATCAAAATCCCCTGCACTTACTGCGTTTTGGAACTGGAAGAGAACAGCATCATTTGCCGCTCCGAAAGCACCTAGGATTTGAGGAGGTTGCGCCCATACGTTTGCATAGCATTCACAGCATTTGCATTCGCGATCATGGCAAGGTTCGCAATCTTTTCCAGGGGCTCCTTGTAGACCTCGTGGGCCTTGTGCACCCGCTGGGCCCATAGCGCCTTGTGCGCCTGGGACGCCTTGAATACCTTGCTGACCTTGTTCGCCTGCTGGACCTACAGGGCCTTCTTGACAACCGCAGCACTTTTTATGTTCCCAATGATAATCTTTCATATCTTCTTTACACATTTGATCACCTAATTTTTTTGATTTTTTTGCCGACTAAGGCGATCGAACATTATAAAATTTAAGATTTAATATGTAGAAGTATCGCTGGGGGTTATGGGTTAAGAAGATATGTTATTTAACAATATCCAATGTAAATGGATACGTTTCTTCGAGTAATTTTTTTTTGATTTTGAATTCTGGGGTTTCCATTCCTTTCACATCAATGATCTTTACCGTCCCATCCGCATAGAACACCATAAAATCGGCTCTGTAGACGTTTTCACCTGGTAGATCGAACGGAACCTGTCTAATGAAAAATAACACGTCTCCGGCCTTCCTAAGAAGGCAGAGCTTGTCGTAATAGGCGCGCTCGGCTTTTGACGGGAACTTCTTTCCGTCTCTTTCACATCTAATTGCATGAAATTTATGGTAAATCATAAAAATCAATATAAAGAAAAGGCCCCTAATTGTCTAGGGGCCACCATACCAAAGCTCACCGGACCGTACCAAAGCCGACCCAGCCTCGCCGGACCCCGCCAGGTCTTGCCAGAGCGTGCCTCTTTAACTAGAAAATTCAACAACTAAAAACCGTCCATAAGTTGGCCTGAAATCGCCAACCCCAATTAACCTTCCTGCCAATGAAATAGTTTCATTGAGATCGGATGGAGAAATATATTCTGGAATATTTACTTGAAACTCAAAGCAGGCTTCCCAACCTTTTTTCATTGCTGGGCGAATTCTACTTATACTACTTCGTTGTATAACCACTCTGCGCCTATCTTCATAATCCCAGTTTTTAACGCCTAAACTAGACAAATTCGTTAGTGAAACTATTCCTGCTTTATACAAATCCATAGCACTTTTTCTTGCAGATCTAGGATCTTGTTTGTATTTTGCAGCATTTATAATAGACATTCTCAAATATTCACTTGGGAGACAAAGGTTGTTTTCTTCGTCCCTATAAACAAAAGATTCTAAATCGTCTGTTTTTTTTGCTTTAGATCCTTTAGCAGCGTTCGACTTGGAATCGACTGATTCGCAGTTGTATCTGTGCAGTAAAAGATCTGAGGAACCTTGAATCACGACTCTAACAGAATAAGGCAGACAAAGATCTATTATAGATTTTGCTCCATTTGTTGGAACTTCGCCACCGATTACTTTTTTCATGAAATTCTCCTAAAAAAGAAAAAATATAGCTTAAAATGAAGTATATGTCAAGCGTCATTCACATCACTCCAGGCTTATGCCGCGATCTATAGGCCCTTGCTTTGAATCTCATTTTTTTTCTTTTGTTTTAGATATTCATTACTGATCAAAAGCCGTACATTCCTGCATTTGGTACATTTATTGACCTTTTTAAGGCCTAATGGATGATCAAATAAGGTGCCCATATCAATGGTCCCAGGCTCCCATTTGTCATTTCCGCATTCACAAATTTCTTGAACAGTATAGCCTGGATCAAAGTCATCAGGAATATCAATGCCTTTCATATTTTTCCTTAAAACAACCAATTTCTATTGAGTTCATCTTTCCGGCCTTATGAATCGATCTGTAGGGCTTTGCTCTTGGTATCATGTGGTTTCCTTTTATCTTCCATGCAAAGAATGGTGTATTTAACGAGGCCACTTCTTTCACAGATCATATTTTCACATTGTATGTATGAGGTATTAGTCGCATATCCCTTGCTTCTTAGAACTTCTCTTTCAATATGCCTTTTGCAAGAATCACATAAATCAAGTTCTTTCATAAAATAACCAAAACTTATTCAATTTTTCCTGTCTTTTTGACCAAATTGTGTCCGAATCATACACAATTTCTAATATGTTCTACATATTCTCGTTGTTCTTTCTGCTTGGGGCTTTCGGTTTTTGAGAAGCACGATGTAAGAGCATAGAGAAAAACAAAAACCAAGCATAGAGATATAATTAATCTTCTAATTATCATTTACAGTCTCCCAATCAGTCCCTAGCAAAGCTTCGCAAGAAATGCTATAAAATTCGCCAATGAAGTTTGAAACAAAGTGCATGCCTTCGATTCTTATTTCGTGATCATTTATTTTTCTTTTAACTTTCTTGCCTTTCTTCATCTGAATCAGCGCCCATTCGAAAGTTCCTTTTTCTGCTATGCAGCGCAGAGCGACATCTTCTGGTTCGTAATCGGGTTTAAGAATGGCTTTATCTTCAAGTTGTTGAATGCTTTCTCCTAGTGAATCAATGTCTTCTATAGTTCTATCAATAAAATCATTATTATTACGAACAAAAGTACTCAAAACATTAATAATTTCATTGATTTTTTCAGCCAACTTTCTTCTACCTGGAATCAAAAATTCAAAGTTAAATTTTTCTATCATCTTTTTTTGTTCCTATCATCACGTTGTTTTTCGTTATTTTGTATACGCTCATTCTCTTTGCGTTGTCTTTCGATGATTTTGTCGGTTATGTCTTTTATTTCATCGTTGTAGGTGCGTATTTCGATTGGTTCGACATGTGGAACGATTTCGGAAGGCCAAAAAGCACCGCACTTTTCCGAACAACATTGGCAAATGACGAGCAGAAGTGCTAAGGCACATAGTATAGGTCTAAAGGCTAATGCAATGTTGAGGAGTTTTTCGTAGGTCATTCTTGTTTTTCCTTTAATTTATCATGAAATTTAGAATGGCAATTTTCACACAAAACTATTAAGTCTTCAAGATGGGCATGCTCGGCTCCATGATTTTCATAGGTCCTGTGATGAGTAGCTAATCCTTCTTTTCCATTACAAAGTTGACAACAAAATCCTGCTTTATACTTTGTTTGAGCTGCTATAGCTTTCCAATATGGGGTTTTCAAAAAATCTTGATAATTCATAAGCTGAATACAATTTTTAACAGCTTCCCAATCAACCCAATAAATATAATAATTGTTTCTTGCCACTTCGTTGAATCTGTCTTTTTGTTTGCATGATTCTTTCCAAGATTTCTTATGATCTAAATAAGATTCTATATATCTATTTGTTGCACTTTCTTTGTTTTTTTTATTATTTTTTGAGGATTCAATGCGCTCCTGTTCTTTTTTTTCCTTTTCCCTGTCAACACAATCTTGACAAACATATTTTAAATCTCTCAAGTGTTCGATTAACTTGGTTTTACTTTTTTTAACATTTTCAACACCAGTGCATTGAGGACAGACAATTTCGAGAATAATGGGGGTTCCTGTTTCACCCAAATTAATACATTTCGAAACCTCATTAGCTCCGTAAGCATAATATAAATTTTTTAAATTATATAACTCTTCGTCTGTAAGTCTTTTCAATTCTTTGGATATAAATATTTTTTTGGTTGTTCTAGCTTCTAAATATTTATCCCATCCCTTAAAATCTATCGCGCTCTCTTCTGCCATTTTAGTCCTTTTGTTATGGCTGTTCTAAGATATTTTGATCCGTTTTCTTTTTTCACTATACCTCGCTTGATTTGCATTTCTGTGTAATAACCAGCGTCAAAAATTCTTGATATTGGATATTTTCGAAGCATTTCTTTGATAAAATTATCGTCGCAACCAAACTTTTTCATAGAGTTTTCAATTTTCGTTTTTTCGGCAAGAGCCTGAACAGAGAGATTAACAGATTCTTTGGAATTTAAATGACAGGACTGGCCGCAACAGGCGGCGGGTTCTGCTATCTTACAGATGGGTTCTTGATAAGATGGGTTGTTATTCGCTCTCTGGGATTCTGCCTGGTATGCGTTTCCACTGAGTGGAGTTGTCTCTGGGATTGTATTTCCACCAAGTGGAAGACCATAGTTTGCATTTCCACCAAGTGGATTGGCATAAGAGTTATCAACAATGCCAATGGCAAGTGACGGTTGAAACTTCCTTGTAGCCATGTAAGCATTGTTTTCTGGCCATATATGATTTATTATAATTTTATCATATTTAATAGACCCTTTTTGTCCGTTCTTGCGCGTCGTTGTTTTTTTTGATTTTTCTATTTTTATTAGGGCTTTTCCATTGAGTTGCTCCATTTCCATTGCCAACTCATCCTTCGCCTCAGCAAATTTACTTGGGCTTACTCCCATCATTTCTGCCAAGTTTTCCCCCTTCATCCAAATGGCCGCATTTTTTGATCCAGCTACCTGTTTTAAAAGGAGGTAAAGAGAAATGGCATAAGGGGAGAGTTTTCGTCGAACAACCTTACCCACATCCTTCCTAGATTTTTTTTTCTCTTTTTTAACGTAAGTTAAATGATGGAGAATGGCAGGTATCTGAGAATAATATCCTGGTTCGTTATTTGTAAGTTCGATTGCGTATAGTTCTGAGGGGGAAATATCTTGTGAGGACATATTAAACCTACGTGTAAGTATTTCTTTCACATAGACTTAATGTTATCTGACTTGGTATAACCTGTGGCCATCTATCGTTTAGGATATTAATTATCTGCAAAAACTTGGTAGGTGTTGCAGTTAATTGGATGGTTTGTTAGATTGTACTCAGTGTTCTAGCACTAAGCCTATGATCGCCCCCGGCTAATTACCGGGGGTTAAGTTTTTCAACATTCTTCAACTCTAATCACAAGTTCTTTTTCTTGCAATCTCATTCGGATTCATACTCTTTCCAATCGAAATCGGGAAATCTATCCTTAAACTCTTGATAAACCTGTTCTGTTACATCCTCAAATCCATGTTCTTCATAGGTTGATACATCATTAACAACCTCAAAATTGTGCCCCTGACAATTTTTCATTACAATCATTGAAGGCAAAGGATGATTAGGAAAATAGATACACTTGTCAGACCAGTTTTTTGGTGACCACATTTGTTTCTTTTCAGAATAATCTACAGCGAAATAGTATATTCCCATAAAAATTAATTCTCTCTCATTCGGACTTTATACAGTTGGTTTCAACAAAATTGTCAACAAATTCGAGAGCATCTTTTTCAGTAACTTTTCCCTGTTTTTTAACTAGAATCTTTCCATGTTCTACAAAGGCAATGATGGCATTCATCACAATGTCCTTAAGCTTCTCTTTGTATAATTCATGAAGAGCCGCTCTTGGGTCGTCTGATTCTTGCATTATTTTTTTTATATATTCTTTCTTCACTTCAAGCTGTTTTTTCGTCTGTTTTGGCATCATCAAAATCCTTTTCCGTTACCATTCCTTTAGTAATTATTTTTATTAGTTTCATTACAGGTTTAGAGGGTTTTCTTCCATTAAAAACCCTGTAAAGATAGGCATCACTTACACCCAATTGCTTGGCAAAGTAGGTATTTTTTAACCCCGAGTCAACAATGTATTCTTTAAGTTTCATTTTTTCACCTCCGCGAATATTCTATAATATGGAAGGATTTTATTGCACCGTGATTTTTTTGTTTGCAATAAAACACTCTCAGGTTGTAAGATAATCATATCAAAACAACAAGTCTCTCTTGAATGCCAAAGCATTAAGATCGAAGCGGTTGTTTGTGTAAACCCAACAAAAGAGGTAAATATGAATGAATGGAGTTGGTTAGAAAGAGACTACGGAGATTTTGAAAAACCTCCTACTACAAGAGAACTGGAACTTGAAGAGCAAATCGAAGAGTCTATTGAAATGCTGCAAGATCTTTTAGATTTTTTGGCAGAAGAGAAAACTACTTATGATGACCATGACAAAACCGCTTTATCAATAATGATTTACTCCCTTGCTAAAAAGTTAAATTTTAAAGTAGAACATGACATTATACCTAAAATTTGGAACACACATTATGACAGAAAATACAAGATATTTTATGAGAGACATTATCAATCAGACACAACTAAGTAAGTCAAGAAAAAGATATTATATAAGATTTCTAACATATTTAGAAAAACTCTCTCAGAAGGACTAACAACTGAGAGAGCAAACGAAAACAAGAACTAACATGAAAAATAACACGAAACGCTTTAGGAGATAACACATGTCAAATGAAATTGTCAAATATGAAAAACAAAATAACATACAAACTATGCCACGGGGAAAGGAGTTGTCCGAGCTTTTAGAACTTAGCAAAACATTAGCTACTTGTCCTTTTTATGCAAAAATGGGGTCGGGGGGCGTTTTGGCTATCTGTTTATTTGCTAGGGAACTCAATTTGCCCATTATGACTTGTCTTAACGGCGGCCTATACACTTTTGATGGAAAAGTGACTCTATCTGCCCAATTAATGAATATGATGATTGTAAACGCTGGGCACAGAGCTGATGTGTTTAAATTAGATGAGAATGGCTGCAAGATAAGATTTTGGAGAAAAGATCGTCGCCCAGGTCAAGGCGATACTTTTGAATATGAATTTACCATCGAGGACGCAAGAAAGGCGGGTTATCTTACTAAGACAAATTGGAAGAATCATTTGCGTGATATGCTTTACAGCCGATGTTTATCTGGCGGAGCTAGAAAATTCATGCCCGATACTCTGATGAACGTTTATGTCAGGGGTGAGATAATTGACGACAGTTTTAACGATGATCATCTTGAAAATGTCATGCCAGAGATTGAATTTCCTGAAAATCAAATTGAATTTCAAATCCAACCAGATAGTAGTCTTATTCTTTTAGAAGAGATTATTTCAAAAGAGGAAGATCCTGTAGCAACTAAGCAAATGATTTTAGATTTTTATGCCGTTCAGTCGCTTGACCAAGTTCCTAAAGAAGCAGTTGATAAAATGATAAAAAAATTAACAACTAAACAGACTGAAAAAATTGTTGTAAACCCAGAAGAAAATTTAATTGAAAAAGTGAGTTAAATATGGAAAAACAAGAAAAAATTACGTGCAATCCTAATGTATGCCAATTCATTGAGTATATTGAAACGCCAGGAGAAAAATTCCCTGGATTTGCAAAAGTACTTATGTATGGAAAATTACTGGTATTATTTAAATGGATGCCAACAAAAGATGGAGCTAATCATTTCGTTTCTCCCCCATCTTATAAAATTGGTGAAAAATACGAACATGCTATTTCTATAGATTCAAAATCCGAAAGTGATGCCATAGAAAAATATATAAGATATTGCATTATGGAATCTATAAATGCGAAGAGAAGTGGGACAAAAATACAGATGGGTGGGTCGGCTTTACAGAGTAAACCTAATGTTCCAAGCTTGGATGATTGCCCTTTTTGACTCCGTACATTAGGTCCGAACATTAGCTCCGAACATTAGGAGTAAATGTAAAGCGCGCTTTACATTATGAATTCCTTGGTTCCCAAGGTTGGCTACGAAAGAGGGGTGTTTGCCGAACCTGCCAAAATCGGCTTTTAATTTAAAAAGGACTAAACATGGATCAATCATTAATTCAAGGCACTCCCGATTGGTTGGAGTCGCGTAGGACGAAAATAACTAGCACGGATGCCTCGATACTTCTAGGAGTTAACCCTTGGTGCACTCCCCTGAAGCTTTATCTTCGAAAGAAGGGCTTGATACCTGATGTAGAATGTAACGCGGCCATGGAGCGCGGAAAGGCCTTAGAAGAGCCGGCTAGACAGTGGTTCGAGAAGAAGACGGCTAATATCATGTTTCCAGTTGTTCGTTTCCACAAAGAACATGACTTTTTAATGGCTTCACTTGATGGCATGACCATAGAGGGCGATGCAATTGTCGAGATCAAATGCCCAGGTGAGAAGACTCATGCTTTGGCTTTACAAGGTGAGATTCCTGATTATTATATGGCACAAGTACAGCATCAGTTACTTGTAACGGGTCTAGATATGGCTTATTACTGTTCTTTTGATGGAACGGATGGTGTCATCATTGAGATAAAACGCGACAAAGTCATGATAGACAAGATTCTTGAATTAGCAATCGAGTTTCATAAGTGCTTAATAAACAACACCCCTCCTCCATCTTCATCTAGAGAATATGATGAAATTGTCATTGATTCTGATGATGAGCGCATGGTACAAGATTTGCTCAAAACTCGATCTGAAATAAAAATATTGCAAGATAAAGAAGAAAATCTAAAGAAATGGGTCATACAAAAAGGCAGTGGGGGAGATTTTGCTTTGTGCGATGGAGAAGGCAAAACCTTTGTAAAAGCCTTTCAAGTATCTAAAGAGGGTACAGTTGATTGGAAAGTATTATGCAAAGAAAAAAATATCTCTAATGAAGAAATAGAAAAATATCGAAAACCTTCTACGACATATTATAAAGTAAGCGAATGACTGATCTTATAACAGACGAAACATTAGCATATCATCTAAGCCTACAAGATGAACTTATGTCCGTAATGACTATAGCCAGAAAATACGGGCTAACTTCTGAAAGATCTATGGCTATCTCCAAAGCTGCTTTTATGATCAAATCAGCAAGACTAAGTGGTGAGAAAGTTTGGAATCTTATAGAAGTTAAACTTCCTCCGCCATTTCGTGAGATACTTTTCTCGGATGGTCATGCGGTTTTTAGTGGGATTGTGTCTTCAATCATCACTAAAGAAGAAGAACTTAAGGATAATTTGTTAAGACTTTCGAAAACAGTATATAATAAACCTAAATGGTGGAGAGAGATGCCTTACTCTCCCTGGGAAGTTTATGGGATTTGAAAAAATATCGATTAGTATTTTGGGTGGTTTGATAGGTGGTTGTATAGGAACTTTTTCGTTTTATATGTTTAAAAAATTATTTAAGATAGAGAACTAGATATATGAAAAAAATTAAAGCGTTTATTTTACTTTCAATGCTTGCTATAAGTGGCTTATCTGCTCATCAAAATCTTATCTCTCCAAAAAAGATATACATAGATGAACAAGAATTTGCGACTCAGGGCGATGATTTTCACATTCACATGGGTAACAATATTTGGTTGGTAACAAACACCATTCATAAAGATGATACTGGCCTGTTTGCTTATGAAGCTAATATAAGACGCTCTATGACTAACAATGGGATTGAAAGAGAATATGTGAAAAAGTGGAAGTGTCCATATTGCTATATGTACTGGCCTATTGGGAAGGCTTGTCAAAATGAAGAATGTCCTTCAAGATATAAATAAGTTTAAAGATACATTATGGAAACTGAATGTCATGGTTTGATGGGAAAGTTTTTTGGTCATTCTTTTAAACAATTCCTTGTAAAAGAAAAATTTAATATGTTCCCATGTCATACTTTTGAGTTAAAAGGTAAAGACGGCATTGAAAAATATTTAGAAAGCCAAAGAAATATTTATATAGTCATTTGTAAAAGATGTGGTATGGAAAAAAATGATGGAATTAATAAATAAATTTGTTAACGCCTTTATTATTGTAGGCGTTGTAATGGGATTTGTCTATTGGGTAACTAACATAACATTGTCTCATGAGCATAGGATTACTGTTCTGGAGACGAAGTTTGAATGACCAATAAAATAATTTATGAAGCTCTGGGTGAAGAATTGCAAGAGCTTGAAGAATACCATCTAAAAATAGATGCTGTGACAAAAGACCTTGAACCAAGAATGATATTTGCCATAACACTCACCATGGCTGCGGAATTGCATATCCTTAAATACGGGAACAAAGAAGATTTTTTAGATTATTGTGAAAATGTTTATGAGGCTAGGTTAGAGCAAATAAGAAATTATATTTCTGGAAAGAAAGATTGAAAAATGAAGGTTAAAATATTTAAGTGTCTAGTACTTAACAATTTAGTATACGTCCGATAGCGTTTGTTATGTTATTTTTGTAAAATAAAAGGTTTAAATGTTCAAGGGATTTAGAAAGTTCTTTTGGATTGCATTAGGCATATCTACGGGACTCATGACACGTGGGCATCTCTTATATGCAATCTGGGGATTGCTATTCTTAATTTTTTGCATCCTGTTTTGCATTTTGGAAACTTTAATAGATGATAGATAAATGTTAGAAAATCACACATCCTTAAGAACACGACATATAAGATAACACACTGCAATCGAGATAAGTATAAAACCTACAAATATCATCTTTTAAATCTCGCTCTATTTTCTTTCATGTGCCTTTTGTCACCAGTGAATCTCATATTAACAAAACTAGTCTGAAGTTTACGCCTATAACCTTTCCAGTCTACATTTTCCAATCCTGGACTATCTTGCAACAGGTCATCAACCTCTGCAAGTACATCCCAGGTAGACTTATTTTGTTTTATCTTTTTTTCTACAATCACTTTTCCTTCGAATCTAGTGTAAGATCTATTGACAAACCAGTTTTCTCTTCGATGATCTCTTCAGATAGTTCCTCAATAGGATTGTCATCTCCTAGATAGCGTGAGGAGACTAATCCAATAACACCTACGATAATTAGTATTCCAAGAAAAATAAAAAAAGAACCTTCATAAAGTTTCATTTTATTTCCTACAGTGACATTTTTCCTTTGAATGTGAATGGTCTTCAATATGTCTAGAAGAGGCAACGCCACCTATCCATCCAATAAAGGCTATAGCGAATATAACAACTAAAATAGATGCATCGTAAAGTTTCATATTTTCTCCATTTCTCGTTTAAATACTGATTACTTTGTATGTCATAGACCATGTAACAGTGTTGTTGTTCGCCGCATTACCCGTGAAATTAGCAGTAGCTCTTATTTGTATTCCTGTATTTTCATAATCTGTTATATTACTACGAGTAGCAGTAAAGTTATTCAATGCATATAAACTAACGGTACCTTGCATTTCGGCTTGGCTTATGGCACTTGCTATAATATCTCTTCCTGTAACGGAATATTCTAATATTAATTCGTTTCCTAATGTAAATGCGTTTGTACCACCATAATTAAATTTAAGGGTAAAACTTACAACAATACTAACCGTTCCTGCCCCTTGAGCTGCTAGAAGTACCACGGGAGTGGATATAGCTTTTAATTGAGCATTTGTCACGGTACCAGTGATGGTTACTAAACCACTCGCAGCAGCAGGAGCAACCCACGAAGGTGGAGATCCTGTAGTGGCTGTTAAGAGTTGTCCAGTAGTTCCGTTAGCTAACCAAGAAGGAACACCTGTAGCACTGGTAATTAATGTTCCATTATTGGCTGCTGTTATAACTGCCATGACGTTTGCAGAAGAAGCGTAGAGCAAAGTATTTATGGCATTAGTGCTAGGATAGGTGGTGGTGCTGAAACTTGGCGCAGCAGCAGCATTAGATTGTAAAATATTACCTGTTGTACCTGGCCCAGCTAGTATTGATGGAACACCGGTATTACTTGTTACTAATGTACCATTATTAGCCGTCGCTAAACCAGATACAACGTTTGTGGCACTACTATAAAGTACTTGAGAAACAGTAGTAGTAGCTGGGTAAGTGGCTGTAGTTGCGATCCAGTTGGTTCCATCAGCTCGTAAAATAGTGCCGGTTCCAGTTGCAATAGAAGGATAAGTTGCAGTCGAATAAGCCGGGTCAGCGCTTGCTCCACCTGATTGTAAAACTTGCCCTGTACTACCCGTAGCTAAAGCTACAATAGAACTTGTTCCTTCACCTACCAAAACCCCGTGTGCAGTATAAGTAGCAGGTGTATAGGGTCCAATAAGGGATATAACCGGAGTTGTTGTTCCGTTGGCTACTGCAACTTGGTTTGCTGTTCCGCTTACACTGGTTACAGTTCCAGATGTTGCAGGCACCGCACTAGTCCAGTTCGTTCCATCGCTCGTTAAAACATTACCAGACGTTCCAGCTGTGTCGGGATATGTGGCTGTAGTTGCTACCCAATTAGTTCCATCAGCTCGTAAAATTTTACCTGTTCCTGTGGCAGTTGAAGGCAATGTTGCTGTACTAAAAACAGGATCGGCTGAAGAACCCGCGGATTGTAAATATTGACCCGCTGTTGCTGTAGGTCCCACTTTTGTTATTGTCGCGTTCCCAGCGCCTACTAAAAGAGCATGATTAGTTAAACCTGTTAGTTGTGTAGTAAGAGTACTCCCCGATCCGACACTAGTAATACTACCTGTTCCAAGTAAATTCCAATTTCCTGATGTGGGACTAAGAGCTCCTCCAGTATCTCCTGTTATCGTTTGACCAACTGAGGTTCCGCCTGATTGAAATGTAGGGGCTGAACCCGTATTTCCCATCAATATTTGACCAGTAGTCCCAGCAATAGTATTCGATAAAACTCCACTGGCAGCAGAATAAGCAACGCCATTCGTAGTAAACGTAGTATCGAAGAGATGCCCGCTGGTATTAGAACCTAAAACCATAATTCACCTTAAATTAGCGTTGCAAGAGCAGTTTGTGTGCCTGTATTTACTGTAGATGATGCACCACTTCCATAAAAAACTATGATTCCGTAAAGCAATGTCCCTGCACCTGTAATGGCATTCGCATTTGTGCTGAAAACAGAGGAATGTATTACAGGTAAAGTAGCACCAATTGATATTGCGCTTGCAGTGCCTGATTCAAAACGAGTTTCCATCGCTATACTATTTCCAGATCCACCATGTGTTAAAGCTGTGGTATTTGTACAAATTAATTCAGATTTAAATAATCCTATTGCCCCAGTTCCGCTAGTCGTAATTGGACATGAAATGTAGGAATGACTGACATTAATAGCCCCACCAGAAAATGTTGAGTTTGTGGTGGTATTGGTTCCTGCTAGAACACTATAAAAAACATTAAGTGCACCAGCTGTATAAATAAAGAATGTATTTGTGCTGCATGCACCTCTACAACCGAAAAGTTCTATTCCCGCATTAGCATTAGTACAATGTATAGCATTGGCGTTAGTAGCATTTATATAGCATCCAATTAGGAAGAGAGTAAGAACATTTGCACCTGTAGATTCAACGCAATAGTCGCCATTCGTTTGAAGTCTTATACCAGATATAGAGCAAGTTCCCGTATATGTAGCAGTTATTTTACCTATAATGGTGACGTTAAAAGTAAAAGAGTCGCAAGGAAACGCACATAAATTAATTCCTGCAACTAATGTTAAATTCTCTGTATAAGTTCCTGGCTGAATAAAAACAGTTTGAGGAGCTCCTGCTGCTACTGCGGCAGCATAAGCGGTGGCAATTGTCGTATAATTTGCCCCATCAGTTATCCCACCAGCACTTACAATATATCTAGCGACATGAAAATCAGTTACTACAGAAGTATTGACTACAGCGGTGATATTAGGAGAAGAATAACCAAAAGTTATACTACTATTAGGTGACGTTAACGATCCAACTTTAACATGACCCCCATTATTTGGACGGTCTGAAGTCGTATGACCAATCCATAATTGGCCATTTGTAGTCATTTTACCACCTCGAGCAGTCCCGTCGAATGACATGTTGTCAGAAAAAAGTATGACTTCGTCGCCTGTTACTGAGCTAGATCCCATTATGACACCTGCCTATAGGTTACGTATGCGTCCCAATTGATCGTCGTAGCAGCGACTCCAATAACATTTAAAATTGTATTATTTGCACTAGCTACAAAACTTATGTCAGCTAAAAGTAAAGATATATCTTCAAAAGTAGTTGGATATTCAGTGCCTATTTCGGTAGCTGCCACTCCGTTCGTTTTTACAGCAGATGAAAAACCATAACTTGCACCATCTCCTGTTGCAGGAACTCTTACTGTTACTATTCCAGAAAAAGAATAGGTAGTTCCTGAAACGGCTAAAGGGATTGTAATAATAGGTGTAACCGTCGCATCTGCTGTGGTAACTTGTCCTGTGAATCGATTAGTGATAACTATATCGACTTCGTTAGCCGTTCCTGTACCTACTACGCCGCCCTTTGAGATTATCCCATTATCATTGTTTTCTGTGGAATCAAATCCATTGATAATCAAAATATTTGCAGCAGGAACTGCTGTGCCATTTTGTGTCTCAAAACTAGTAGGAACAGCAGGAGGAGGAGCAACAGTAGTTGTTAAAAGATAAGCATTACTCATGGTAAATCCCTCGTGACTATATGAGCAATGATATTACCTGAAGTTCCAGCAGCCGTTACTTGTGTTAGAGTCAATTGTGCACCTCTAACAAGGTAATACTCCTGGTCTATACCTCTAAAATAGAGTGTCGATTCATCTAATGTTATACATGCCCCAGCAGGAATACGCATGTGTAAATCAACAACTGAATCACAATCCAAATAGCAATCAACATCTGAAGTATTTATAACACAAATTTTTATTGCTGGATTTTCTAGAGGAGTACCAAAATTTTGATCTGTTCCATTGAGAGTAGAGGCGACAAATTCTTTCAATTCAATAGGGAGAATGCGACCCATATTTTTTCCTTGTGTTGAGAGCTAACACTGTGATTTATGCTCATATTATGGTCATGTTGAGAATGGAGGCTCAACATGACCCGCTTATTATTCTGGCGCGCTTTCGGACTTTTTCTGTGCTTCTGCTTGTTCCTTTTCCTGTTTATGTGCTGCTATCATGATATCTACCATATGACCCTTTAGTTGTAATAAATAGTCATGGATAAAACCCACTGGCATTTCATTTTCAACAATAAAAGAAGCTCTTCCACAATCACTAACAAACTTTTGTGCTGGTATCTGTTTCACTATTCGATCTCCAATTTAAGATATGGTTAAAATTTGACTTTAACCATATCTTAAATTTTTTACTAGGTTTGTCTAAAAATAATGTAGTCAAAGCTAGAAACATCTGTAGCTACTGCTGCACCCGCTGCACTAAATGAGGCTACAGTGAAGGAAGCACCAGCACTGATAGTACTTATCAAGAAACCTAGAGCAGGTGAGGCATTAAGAGCTGATCTTGAAACAAAGATACGATCTGTTGCTGCAATATTGGTGTTAGCAATTGTTACTGTACCCCCAACTAGAGTACCTTGACCAATGAAGTCTGTAACTGCTCCCCCATTCAATCGGATCTGAGTCGCTACGTTTACAAGACTTAAGTTACCCGATACGTTCACCCCACCTGAACCTGCTTTAAGAGCCAGTGAAGCTGCACCTGTTTCAGTACCCACTGTCACAACGTTAGCCGCGGCTCCTGTGGCTATATTCACAGTTTTTACACCTGTGTTTGCTGCGAAGTTAATGGCCTGAACACCTGTTCCACCAAATATTGTTGCAGTACCAGTATTTGCCCCAGTACCACCAATGTTAAAGGTACCTGATGTTGTAGCAGGACCAAAAGTATAGTTGGTTGTTGCAGCTCCATCTAAACTAAAGTTACCTGTACCTGCTAAGAGAGATAAAGAAGCTGCTCCACTCGCGGAACCGATAGTAACGAGATTAGCAACCGCCCCTGTAGCAATATTAACCACTTTAGCACTTGTTGCCCCAGTAGCTATATTAACAGTGGTAGCACCTTCACCTGTTCCTAAATTAACAATATTAATTCCAGAAGATGAGCCTAGAGTCATAGTACCAGTTTGTGCGGTACCACCTATTGTAATTGTCCCTGTAGTAGTAGAAAGTCCCACTGCATAAACTGTTGCAGCAGCCCCGTCTAATGAGAAATTTCCTGTACCAGCACGAAGAGTAAGGCTTGATGCGCCTGTAGCTGAACCCAGAGAAACAAGGTTAGCACCTGCACCTGCGGCTATTGCAACAGTTTTACCACCAGTTGAATTAGCAATGTTGATCGTCTGTGCCCCAGTACCACCAGCAATTGTCATTGTACCTGTATTTGCTCCTGTACCTCCGAAATTTATTGTTCCAGAAGTAGTTGAAGGGGCAAAAGTATAGACAGTTGTAGCAGCCCCGTCTAATGAGAAATTTCCTGTACCTGCTTTTAGTGTAAGAGCTGCTGCACCAGTAGTTGAACCTATGGTAACTAAGTTAGCAACTGCTCCATCTGCAATATGTACTACTTTTGCTGATGTTGCTCCTGTTGCAATATTAACAGTTGTCGCACCTTCCCCAGTACCCACATTCACAATGTTGATACCTGAAGAGCTACCTAGAGTCATTGTTCCTGTTTGAGCAGTTCCACCAATAGTTATTGTACCTGTAGTCGTAGAGGCACCTATTGAATAAGTAGATCCTGCAACCCCATCTAGAACAAAGTTACCTGTTCCAACTGTTAAGACAATTGCTGTAGCACCTGTCGCATTACCGATAGTGATTGAATGAGCAACTAAGTTAGTACCGATATTCAGAGCACCTGTACCTGCGTTGATAACAACACTTGTTGCTCCTGTTGAGTTACCGATAGTGATTGTTTTAGCTGCTGCATCTGTCCCGATATTTGTTGCACCTGTTCCTGAAAGCAGAGCTAGAGTTGAGTTAGTTGTGATCCAAGTAGATCCGCCAGAACCAGCATTTATATTAACTGCTGTAGCACCTGTGACGTTACCAATCGTCACTGTGTGAGCTACTGCGTTAGTTCCAAGGTTAAGAGCGCCAGTTCCCACGTTAAGAGAAATTGCTGTGGCACCTGTCGAGTTACCAATTGTAATCGTTCTCGCCCCTGCACCTGTACCTATATTTACTGCCCCAGTAGAAGCATCTGAAGCTAGGTTTAGAGCTGTAGCCCCAGTCAAAATTGTTGCACTTCCATTAAGAGTGGTAAGACCTGTAACATCCAATGTTCCAGAAATTGTAACGTTGGTAAAAGAAGCTGGCCCACCAGCAGCGATTACTTGGGCAAGTTTTAGAGGAGTAATTGCTGTATTATCATCAGTACCAGCAATCGCCTCTGCTGTAGTTGCTAGTTGTCCAATACCTGAAACGGTTTCAGACCAAGCAGGAGCACCAGCAATTGCTAAGTTATCTGCATAGAATTTAGTTGCAACTGGATAAGCTATAGAAGAAGTTCCCTCAGTAAGGAAAACGACACCCTCAACAGTTGAACTTGCTGAAGGAACTAAAGTCCCAACTGCGCTTGCTAATGTTGCAGGACTGATTGCGAGTTGAGGATCTACCCCAGCAGCAGCTTCTACAGAATTAGCGAATCTAATATCCCCCGTCCACTGTTGACTGCCCTGTTTACCGGTATAACTTGTAGGTCTTGCGAATTTAGGCATAAGCCCTCCCATTTATTTAAAGTTTTAAATTAGAGAGAATAAAATAAAAAAAATATGTAAAGTTGAATTAAAACAAAGAAACTGACATACTTATGGCCCCTAAAGACGATCGATCGCAATTTGTAAGAACGACAATCTATCTCCCTAGATATCTCCACGAAAAAGCAAGATTAATGGCTATTTTGACACGTACAAACATGTCATATATTATAAGAATAGCGTTGTCTGAAAAAATTAAAGAAATTGAAGGAAAAAACACTCAAGTTTGAAGGATTAATCGTAAGAATATGTTTTTTTTAATTGTTGCAGCAGCATGTATTATTTTTTCTTCCCCTATATGGGCAATCGTCTTTGCTATGGAATATCTTTTTTCAGATTAAGGATAAAATAATCTCGATTGATTTATACCCAGCAAGTTTTCTTAGAGCTTTTGTCGCTCCTTTTTTTCTTGCCTCTTTCTTAACCTGTTCTTTCCCTATCTCTTTAGCAACACTTCTAAGACTTTCAGTTTCATTTTCTCCTATAATTTCTGAAAAAATCTCATAATTTTTTTCTTTATTAAGAAATCTATAGAGATCATCTCCAGTAAATTCTTTTTCTATATTGCCCTCACGAAGCATTGAGCGCATTTTTTGTCGTGATAAACGTTCAAATACTTCCCTCTTAACTTTGGTGTCAGAAAAATCTTCATGAAGTTGCTTAATCCCACTACGAGAATCCATCATTTTTATAATATCTTCGGGCTTATTCTTCTCGTATCGGGCGGCAATTAACTCATCATTAGTGGGTTTTCTAGGCTTGTGAGTAGCTTTAACATTTATTCTCTGAGAAGCATCTCGAAACTTTTCTCTAATATCTTGCGATTGTTCGGGAGTGATTACTGCCTCTAATTCTCTAAGAGATTTACTAAATTCTCTAGGATCAAAAGAACGAGGATTTTGAAAATATTTTGAAAGATGTTTATCTACTATTTCACGAGTTGCAGCTTTAGAAAGTTCTTGTCCCCTTTCAGTTATTCCAAGGATCTTATTAAGCATATTCGCTTCGTCTAAATCTAAAGAACTTTTAAAAAGCTTGCTATAATCTTGATTAGAAGAATCTCGAAAAGGGCGCACATAATCATTATCAAACGCTTCTACCCATGTTCGGTAAGCCGATCTTGCTTCATTAATAGCTTCGGCAGCCTCGGGTTTCCCACTAGTCTCAGCAGCCCTTAAAGCAGCATCTTGCAAATCATTAATTAGAGGTCTAAAGATATTCTTAGTATTTCCATGTGCAAAATCATAATCTATAATCTGTCGCAGTGATTGCACTTGATCAATTAAAATTTGATTGTTTATTGGAATGTAACCTGTTGGATTCCCAGATTCATCAAAAGCTGCAATCTTCTCTAAAATATTGTTCGAAGCTTTTATTAGACGCTTTTGCACATCTGAAGGCTCAGGAATTGCCTCCAACTCTAGAACTCTATTTTTTATCCTATTAGCCAACTGTGGGTGTATTTCATTGATTTCAGAATTTAATTCTCTTGAAGTCTTATAAAGATCATTTACTCCTCTGTAAACGTCTTCATCAATATTCATGATTTCATTTCTTAGGGCTTGTCCGCCTTCAGTTGTATTATAAAACTTATTCTTTGAAAAAATACTTCCCACTTGATCTTCAATTGCAGGATTAGCCTCGGTCTTTACAGGACGTAATCCAATATCTTTTGGAGCAGTAATTCTTTCAGGCAGTAGCTTTGAAGGAGCCGATCCTCCAGGAGGAGATGGAGGAGCGCCTGGGAAATTAGATAAATAATTATTCTGTTTTTGCTGCTCTACTATTTTTAACATTTCCTGAGCAGTATCAAATTGGCTTTTTGGAAGATCTTTAGGAACAACTTTTTGTTCCAAAATCTGAGCCTGCTGAGAAGGAGAAAATTCCTTAAATTTTGAATATGTTTTCTGTGCTGCTTTTCTTAATACTCT